ACACATTTTATTGCAAAGAAGGATGGGTTGAGCTTATCGACAATTGGGACGACTTTTCATCAGTCTATTTTGATTCGCGTAACGTTCCGACACATTGGATGCCGCCACCACCAGCACCAGAGGGAGAGAAGAAATGAAATGCCCATTTAAAGAAAAATGCTCATGCGGTTCTGATGCTCAGTTGTGCTACTACGTTTTACCAAAGTATTCATTTTTTTGCTGGTCTTGCTTTAATAAGAGAAGCTAATGATTCATTACCACGGATTACCGATAACTCCAGCAACAGCAGCAGTCCGAGCTGTGTCAGGTGGTCATGCTTTTGTATCGTTTCGCCATGCCGACCAATTGTCAGCCGCTAAGGTTGTGAGTTTTGGCTTCCTAACTAACAGGAGAATAAATGAGCAGACGATTACTGCACCACACAAAGCTTGAAGATTTTAAAGCGTGGCTAACAACTAAAGGCATCGCGCACCGCGAAGGCCGTGACGAGAATCAAGTATTGCAGGTAAATAAGGGCAATCACTGGCTTGCTATCTATGAGCGTTACGAGATCAAGAGTGATTACACGGTAAAGCTAAAAGTTCACCTAACCAATGACAAGAGACTTGACAGCCTTGTTGGTGAATTTTGCAGAGATCGTAAGCCTTCCTAACTAATTGAGAGAGAAGAATGAGTGCTGAAGACAGCGAAAGATGCAAATGCACATTGCGCGAATCATTATTAGGTGATGGGTGCAAGATGTGTAAGCCGTACTTACATATTGAAAAATTAGAATCGACACTTGAAAATGCTGAAGGCGAAATCACGAATTTAGAGATTCGCATTACACAGCTAGAGGATGATCTAGCAGCAGCAAAGCTTTCAGATCGTGATAAAGAGGATTTGGAGATAGGAAAGCAAATTCGACGCGCAGCAGCATGTTTACCAGATTATTTCGACATAAAAATTCATGTTGAAAATGGCTTTGCAGGAGTGACTTTAATTGATAAAAAAGGCAACTGCCGCGATTTTGATTTTGAAGAACATCTTAGTTCTGCCATTTCAGAAGCCATTGACGCAGCAATTAAGGAGCAGCAATGAATAACATAGAAGATATGCAAAAATCGTTTGAAGGTCAAAAATTCAAAGTTTTCAGCCCATTCAAGTGTGACATATCAAAAAATGAAGACGGTAATTATGTGGATGACACAACGATTTTTGCCTTTGCGTGGTTTTGCCGTGGGATAGCATCACAGGCACAGCGAGAGCCTATGAAATTATTTGCTTACATGGAAGACGTAGAAGATTTGCGAGACGGCAAAGATGTTATTCGCCTTTACAAGCACAAGGCCGCAGTGCTTGACCCTGTAGAAGTCAGAATTTTACTACCACCAGCACCAGAGGGAGAGAAGGAATGAATGACGACCAAATAGCCGTATGCCCTGAGTGCAGAAGCGACCAAGTGACTTCCGAGCATCATCAAGCGTTTCTGATTAACACTGGTGAGCATTATTGCCACACGATGAAAACTCAAGATGCCGATTCACCTTCGAAGTGCCTTAAATGTAAATGGAAAGGCGAGCGTAGAAACCTTCTAGTGATGGACGACCCAAAAGCCAAGAAGAAAGAGGCTAAAGAGCGTGCGCAATACGAAAAGTTAAAAGCTAAATTTGAGGTCAATCATGACTAACACACCAGAACCAGAGGGAGAGTAAAGATGATTCCAGTTGACCAAACTAAACTGTATTCAAAAGATGGGATACATAACGGAAACTGTCTTGCGGCATGTCTTGCATCACTACTCGAAATACCTCTTTGGATGGTTCCGCCGTTTGAGGAAATGTTTGGGCGTGGAGACCATACGCCGCGAATGTTTGATTGGCTTGAGAAATTCTTTGGTCTTGATCTTGAATGGGTTGAAGGCCATCCAGTTGATAATCTGCCTGAATATTACATCGCATCAGGATTGTCACCTAGAGGCGTTCTACATGCAGTCATCTACAGCAAAGGGAAGCTTGTGCATGACCCGCATTTCTCAAGAGCGGGAATTGCAGAGGTAGATTCTTGTAAGTATTTAGTTAAAGTTTCAGCACCAGAGGGAGAGAAGTAAATGAACGAGAGAGAAGCGTTTGAAGCGTGGGCAGAACCAGAACTTTACGCATTGGATAAGCGAGAAGGTGGCGACATATATAGAAACGTCATTACCCGTAATGCTTGGATTGGTTGGCAAGCAGCCCTAGCATCACAGGCACAAAAGGAGCCAACAAACCTTCATTGTGGTCATTTCATTGGCACTGGAAAAGGTTTGTGCGATATGTGTGCAAACGGAAACTATCAAGAATGCCGATTTACTACAGCACAAGCACAGCCGCCCGAATACACCTTCGACCAACTGACTAAGATGCTTATGCAAGCCGCCACGAAAGAAGGTTACAAAGTAACAATGAAAATCAAGTGGGCGCAACCACCATCACCAGAGGGAGAAAAGCTATGAAGATCGGTAAAAAAGTATTCGTCTGCCATGACGGTAAATGGGGTCGTCGCGTAGTTGGAACTGTGACAGCCACAAGAAACGGTCATCACATCAAGGTTAAGTTTCCGCACCCTAATCAAGAAGGTGAACCAGATGTTGAATTTTGGGCTAGGGTCATTCCAAAAAACAGATGGAACGTAAAGCATTTTGGGGGATGGGCTGATTGTGATTGGTGGTGTCCTTGGTTCGCAGTTTATAGCTACAGCAAAAGGCAAGATGTCAATCATGACTAACAAAATGAGCAGAGCGAATAACACACGCACACTAACCTTTCCTGTTTTAACTAAGGTAAAGCGCATGTTTCGCAAGTGTCTTGGCAAGCAGCTTACAGATGATGATCGCGCAAGCGCAGCACAGTTTGATGTTGCAAAGGAAATTGAAAAAGCGGAAGAAATTAGAAAGGATCGGTTATGATTGAGATTAAACCAGTGACAGTAGAGCGATTTGATATGGGCGATTCATTCTACGGTCAGCCAGAAATGCAATCATCTGAAACTGGCGATTATGTTGAGTTTGCAGCTTATGAAGCACTACAGAAAGAGAATGCCGCGCTGAAAGCAACAATCTCAAATCTGACAAAGGCTTACGAGCGAGAATCAAATGATTGTTTAAAGGCACTAGAAGAACGCGACTATTGGTATGAGAAAACCGATTCTCTAGCAGACAAGATAAGTGAGGTTTTTGACGTGCCAATCGGCGAGCATTCGAACATAAATTGTCCAATTGTTGAAGCGATGAAGATTCTTTGTGGCGAGTATGTTACTAAATTTGATAAAGAGAACGAAGCACAGGCAAAGTGTATTGCAGAGCTTGAAGAACAATATTGGAATCAGTTAGTAAAAGTTGCAGTATCAAAGAATGGAGATAGCAAATGAATGAACCAACACTATTTTTACTCTACTCAGGAACAAGTGAGGATGGGCGAGGAAGCGCGAATTATGCTGGACGAACAACAGATAAAGCCAAGGCAAAGAAGCACTATGAAAAGTGCATCAAAAACCCCTACTCTACTGGTTATGTAGTTATCTTACAGGGTGATAAAAAATCACGCGCAGATTGGCTTACTGAATGGGATAAATTATGACACTACGAACAATCACATTTGATGACAGCATTTATAAACTTGTGCCTAAAAAATCTACTGAGGAAATGGGACGCGCTCTCAATGCTGTTTTACACAAGCCGACACATTCAAATGCGGCACGGCTTGAGTCTGACTGCTACCTTATCGATCTAGCTATCGCAGCAGCGCCAGAGTATCAAGACACCTGCAAATTCGATAGAGGCATGTGTGGCATTAGAGGCTATTGCAAAGACTGTATTCAAGACACCAAGAAGGATGAATGATGAAGCTACTATTTCTAATTTTTTCTGTAGTTGCATTGGCCTCATGCTCGGATAATCGTGAACAATCTGCTTATGACAAGATGAAAAAGCCCACAGAAATTGTTACGTGCTACTTAAGCGACGGAAAACAAGTGTATAAAAAAGAGGCGATTTATACGACTTCATCTAGCGGGACAATTCATGTAAAGCTTCCAAATGGAAAAATAGATTATGTGCAAGGCAATTGCTTTGCTGAGCAGATGTAGTTACAAACTTTATAGAAACAGGATAGCCAATGACCTACCTTAACCACATCATGTACATTGCAGCCGCTTTATGTGTGCTGATAGGCTTAAACGGATTGGCGCTACTTGTTGAGCTTTGGAGAAAGGGGAAACTATGAAATAACTTTGTGTGTTATAGTTTTTTTGCTGTACTTTTGTTTTTAACTTTAAGGATTTATCATGAAAAAAATCATTTTTGCTGTATCTATGTTTTTGGCTTCTTTCTCTGCAATGGCTGCTTTGAATGAGTCTTTTGTATCATCTGACAACAAAGTATTCTCTTTGCATAACGTTCGCGAAGTCACGTTTCCAACTGGTCAAGTTGTATTGACGTTTGCCCAAGGCGATACAAGTGGCGCTTATTTGCAAGACGTTGGTGGTGGTACTCAGACTAAGATCAAGGGTTCCGCAGCGTTCACGCAATTCGTACAACTTGGCACTACAGGCCGCTATTTCAACGTGAAATATGCGCGTTATGTGACTTGCGATAGCTCAGGCACTAACATTGGCTGGACTAATGCAGGATCTCAGTCATTGAATGATGGCTGTCAGTTGTTTAACTCCATTAAGAACGTCAGCCAGTAATCAGTAAAAGCCGTTCTTTTTGATCCACGCTTGACAGGCAGATAGTTGAAGGTTCACTTCGTCTGCTTGTCTTGCGAGGTAGAAAAGACCGTTTTCAATTGAAGCAGGAAGTCGTATTGATTCGGCTTCATCACTTCCACTGGTGCTTGCGGTTTCGGTAGTGGTGGAAGATCGCTCACATGCAGTTTTTGGCAAGCGCAGCCCGACAGACTGAGCAGTACGATACTTAACATCGAGAGCAGATAACCGCGCTTCATAATCAGCGATAACGATTTTGTTTGTGGCTTCATGTTGTACCTTTAAAGATTCGATTTCAAGTTCACGCTGTTTTAAGGCTAGCTTTGAGGCTTCTTCGTATTTTTGAATAACTTCTTGCCGCCCTTGCTCGCGGTAGTGGTGTGGAATAAACCAGACAAGGAAGCCGCCAAGAGCTAAGAGTGCAGCCGCGATAATTAGACGAGTCTGTATCATTTTTCAGCCAATGGTTTAGTTGTGCGGAATCTGAGAGCCATATTGATGACAACAACAAACAAGCCAACATATTTATATGTGCTATCTGCTCTATCTGGCAAATATTGTTTTATCTCGTCTAAATTATCATGTGCATATTCAAAAACTGGAAGCGCAGCAATGCAAATAGTGTTAAACCAGATAGTCAATGATTTGTGCATACCTTTGAGCTTTTTCATGCGTCACCTATTTTTATCTTAATTGAGTCAGCTTTCTGCATCTGTGCAAATAGCTTGTCAAATGCCGAACGACTGCCAGATATGCTGTACTGGCCTGCCGATTCACCGACCAAAATACACCCTTCTGTGTCTGCGTCCGTGTTTCCAGCATGAATACGAACACCGTCAAAATTTGGAACATTACGCAATAGAGGAAGGAGCTTTTTAAAACGATTCGACATAGTTATCACTACGTCATACTCACCTGGTGGTATAGCTGTTTGTGCTTTGATCTTTTCAGTCCGCACAACATCTTCGAGCGTGTAACATTGGAAAACCCCATTTACATAGAGCCTTCCAATGGTGCATTTATCATTAGACTTTTGGCGTTTGACTTCAATTAGCATCATCTTCTGCCTGCGCTTTCTTGTATGATCTGTAAATGTCGTAAGCGTGTTTTATGAACAAAGTCACAGAAAGAACGCCAGCCGCAAAAGTTGCAAAGAGTTGAGCATAGCTTTGTATATCTGAAACACTTAGCGCAGCAGTACCGCCAGCCACCGCAGCTGCCACCGCTTTACTATCAATCGCCTTGCTTGCTGCTTCCTGTATTAGCTCTTTTGTCTCTGAGCTTGCTTTTATGGCGTGCCTTAACATAAATTTCGATTCCCTTGAGGATTAAAGCGGCAAAATAAATGAATGAAATTGTTATATTGATCCAATCCATCTTTGCCCCTGATTATTAAAAGCCTCAAAAATTGTGCGCAAACTAGGCCATGAACAGTCCATTGATAAAACTCAGCAGGAAGATCAAAATGATAGACAATCAGCCCGACAAACTGAAAAACAAGCATGATTAGTGCCATACTCAGCAAGTCGATTACAAGTTGATCTTTGCCAACAGCAGCAATTACAGGAAGGATTGCAAACGAGAAGGCCGCAGCTATATAGAAATAGATAATTGGACTAATCGAGAATTGCGCACCTAGAATAGTGAATCGTAAATATTCACCATTTGGCAATCGAGACAGGACGAAGGAACTAGCGGCCTCAAAAAATACCAAGACCGCTAACAGCTTAAAACGACTTAACATTTCTTCTTAGCTGGTGTTTTAGACTTAGAAGGAGCTTGCTTTGCTGGTGGTTTCTTTGGCATATCGCCACCGATGAAGTTTTTCATGGTCTTACCTTTCATTTTTTGCCCTAGGGCGTTGGAGAAAACTTTGAACATTGATCCTATTGTTGCAGGTGCTTTAGTTGCCGCAATCCTTAATCATTGGCTTAATTCGCGCAAAAAATAATCATTGCTGATATTGCGAGAGAAGGCCGAGCATTGCAGCAGGAGGCAAGCCATAACGTGCTGTATTTTGTACTGCTTGCGGCTGTGTTAATACGCTAGGAACGTTGAGCGCTTTACCTGAGTTAATGCCGATTGATATGTTTTGCAATGGCTCTGCTAACATTTTCCCAAGCGGAATTTTGCTCAATAGTGGGCTGCTTCCGATGCGCTCCATCAAGCCGCCAATACCTGCCGCTGTGTTTGAGTTGTTGACCGCTGCACCTGCTGGTTGGAACTGTTCATAGCTTGCAACACGTCCAACCGCTTTGAGTTGTGCGATTTCCTCTGGTGAAAACAGCATTTCTAGCTTATTACTTCCAAGCATTTTGAGTGCTGCGTTGTAACGTGATTGGCTAAACTTTCCGACCTCATCAGCCGCACCGCTTACCGCCTTCTCTTTCAAATGAGCGATAACGTTGTCACGAATAGATTGCACAGCGTTTTGATTATCACCTAAGACCTTAAGCGTGCTTTGCAACTGCTTAGAATCACCGCGCAAAATGAACTTTTCAAAGAATCCCTTGTCGCTTACTCCATCCATTGCTGCTTTGAGTGCTGGTGTCTGTTCAACTTGTCCCATAAATGAACGATTAGCCGCACGAGCTTTGTTGAATGCGTCTATAGCCTCTTGGCCTAGCTGTGGTTGAACTTGCCCCTGCAATGCAACTTGATTGCCGCCAGCGCGAGGAACTTGACCAAGCAAAGGGGTTTCATCTAAAGTCTGACGAACTAAACCTAATGCTGTGCGAATGTTTCCGTTTTCAGCAGATCTTTGAGAATTTCCTACAATGGTCTTAAACTGTTCAGCCGTGTTAATGTTTAGCGGTGTTTTACCTGTGGCAAAGTTATTAACCATGCTGCGAATCTCAGCAGGCAGGAAGGCTTCTAGATTGGCTTGGTTTAATGTGTCGCCTAGCTTTTGCGTGAAATGGCTTGGATCAAGAGGCGCAGAGCGTCCACTGGAATCCCTTGCCGCGCTATACAGTTGACCAATTTTTGCCTTATTTGCCTCAGCCACATTTGCAAGATTAGTTGCAAGCATGTTGCCTGCCGCTTCATTTTCCAGCCCTTTAACAGCGCCAAGGTTATTAAGGTTATCAATCAGCTTTGCATTGTTCTGATTCTCTAGCATAGCAAGCTGTTGCGCTGCTTTGTCGTTACTATTTGCGCCTAACTTTGCAAGGTTTTTCTGCTGCGTGACAATAGCAGGGTCAAGCGTAATGCCAGCACGTGATGGTGTCGCACCAACTAAACGATAGTCGGCAAGTCTGCGAATAGCATCCGATGACAAATCACCGTTTGTTTTCATCGCTTCCGCTACATCATTGCGGATTGAATTTCTAACATTGCTTGGAAGATCGCCAAACTTCATTCCTGAATCATTAAATACTTGCTGCAACTTAATGTCGATATTCTGATGTTGGATTGCTTGAGGCCGTAAATTCATTGCACGATTGAGCAGGCTTTCACCTGAGCGCATTGCAGCAGGAGCTAACATACCACCAGCAAGACTCGCCAAGAATTGAGCAGAAGCATCACCGCCTGTTTCGCGTGTGTAGCCGCCAGCACCGCCAGCACCAGCCGCAGAGACTAATTGAGAAGCAGGATTAGCCGCCATTTGAGTAGCAACAGCTTTAGTCAATCCCGTTGAGTTTTTAGCCAAGCCACTAGCTGCGCCAATTGGAACAGCAGATCCAGCCACCAAACGAGAAGCATCACCAACAATGCGCTCTGTTGCATTCTTAGGCTCAGGCAATCCCATAGAATCAGCCCATCCTTTAGGATTCATTTCTGGAATATTCATTCCTACTGCGTTCATTGCTGCACGAGCAGGTGACGCAATGAAGTTAGCTGTACCGCCTACGCCCTCAAGACCATATCGAGCAGTCAAACCTAATTGTCGCGGAATGTCCTTGATGCCTTCGGTCAGTGCTTCACCAAATGGCTTTGAAGGCGCTTCTACTTTTTGCTCAGTCTTTGGCAGTGCTGCCATTTTAAAATTCTTTTGGGCATAGGCCATGATCTCGTCTTGAGTCGCACCATCAGGAGCGTTGATCTCGTAAGTCTGACCGTCTGGTGACGTGATGCGATATTTACCCATTTAATCCACCTTTTGAATTGACCAGCCGCCAGTGCTAGGAAGTTTTACGCCTCCTACAATTGAGTCAATTTTCATTGATCCACGACCAGCTTGTGAGCGCATGCCATCTTCTGCCAATTTGCGGTTAATAGCTTTCTGCTTGATAACTTCTGCCTTGTCGCCAATTTGCGGGAAGTATTGTTGATCCGCACTATAGAACTCATCCTTACCAATAGCCGCGCCTGATTCATTGCGGAGATTCGCGTTAATCCAATCGCGTTTTGCTTGGTCTAGTTTCTGAATGTTTTCTGGCAATGTTGTGTTGTAAATGCTGCCAAGCCCACCACCGATAAACGGCACAGCCTCAACAAACTTTTTACCAGCCGATGATTTATCAACACCAATTCCAGAAAGTTCATTAACAATGTCGTTTGCATTTTTCATGCGAGAAGCAAACGTTACCGCTTTTGCTTGCACCTCTGTAAGTGGTTTTTCTTCTTTCGTATATCCTGCTAACTCGATTTTCTGGCCTTGTGGATTCATCTTGCTAGGTGGAGCGATAAACGCGCCAACATCGTTATTCCATTGAGGCTTGAATAACTGGTCTTTTTGTAGCTGAACACCTGCCCATCCACGAGCAGAAGCATCTTTTTCTGCTGCGCTCATGCCTTTTTTAAATGCCGCGCCTACTGTTGGCATACTAAATACAACTTTGTCACCTAAGTCGATTTTTTCTGGTGCAACATAACCATCAAGAGCGCTGCCAATAGCATTGCCGTATTCGTCAAACTGCTGCTTGATTTTCTTACCACCTTCGCCCGAAAGTTCTTCTACTCGCGCAACTTTTAAGCGTCCAAAGTTTTTCGATTCTGCGATACTCTTAACTAATGCAGGATCAATGCCAGCCTTTATCATTCCTTGGTAGTCATCACCGAACTGAGAAATAATCTGAGGCATCATTGCTGCTTGTTTCTTTGCTGCTTCTTGGTCTTTAATCTGCTGCTGCATTTGACCGAACTGCATTTGTCGCATTTGCATTTGCAAATCTTCTTGCGCCTTCTGACGTTTAAGCATTTCAGCTTGCAATTGAGTCTGCTGCATCGTGCCTAAACCACTCGCCAATGCTTGACCTAGGCCAAACTGTCGTGAGGTATCGCCAGCTTGAGCCATGATGCCCAAACCAGCGTTTAATAGTCCCATCGTGCGTGGGTCTTCAAAGTCTAATAATCCAGCCATAATTTCACCTTAAATTGTGCCAAATGGAGAAATGCTTGGAGCAGTCGCATAATTCATTGTCGGGTTAGTGCCACCGTAATTTTGATAGCCATTTGCCGCAGTAAAATTAGTGGTTGAACTAGGCGTATTGAAAGCATTGTATAGTCCCAATCCAGCAGTTGCACCACCTATTGCAGAGCCGACAGCGTTGTTGTAAACAGGCGCTTGATTTGGTACGCTAATTGGCGAACCTTTACCCGCATAAGGCTGCAACAAACCAGAAACAGTGCCGACTCTGTTTAACTCTTGATTGTTTGCGTTTTGATTGTATCCGTATGCCTGACCGAGTAAGCCAGAAGATAGGCCAATACCAGTCACTTGGTTCTGTGAGTTCAACTGATTTGTCTGTTGTTGTGCGTTCATGTTTGCTGCGTTGGCTTGTTGTTGATTGCCAGCATTGAACATAGAATTTTGATTTGCAGCAGAAGCATTGAACTGATTTGTATTTTGCAGGTTTGCATTATTCTGCAAAGCAAATTGATTTTGTGCATTTGCATTTGCGGAATTTGTAGATTGCTGGTTTGCGTTGTTCTGCATTGCAAAAGCATTGTTAGCGCCCATGTTTGCCGCTGCTGCTTGTTGTGCCAACTGTGCATTTTGTTGAGCTACACCGTACTGTTGCGCACCGAGTCCAGACATTGCCGACAAAGCGCGGTTTCTGTCTGCATCATAAGCGCCAGCTTGAGCCGCAATTGCTGAGTCAGTATTGTTCTGCCCATATTGAGAAGCAGCGCGTGAGAGGTTTTTGCCAAACTCACTAATCGAGCGAGACTCAGCCAAGCCTTGACGAGAGCCACCATACTGACCAGATGACACAGCACCGCCACGGATAGACGCAAGAGCATCCTGCACCGCTTGAGTACCGTCTTGCACCATGTTCCCGAAAGCGTTTTGGCTTTGGTTAATGCCCTTTTGAATCGCGACTGTGAGATAAGGGTTATTCCCTGCCTCGCCATAGATCATGTCTTTATAAGCAGGGCTTAAATCAAGCGAGTTCTGCGAAGGTGCGCTAACGGTAGAGCCTGTCATATTTGCAGCGTTGCCAAGCATTGCCGCATCAATCTTTGATGGATCGCGCAACAGTGCTGTGTTCATCGTTGAACTGCCAGCCGTTGCCGCTTGCATCTGTGGAGCCGCTAGGCTTGATCCTTGTAATTTCTGTGCGGCTTGTTGGCTACCCATGAAAGCGCCTTCTGCACCAGCCGCACCAGCGCCCATGTAGTTATTCATTCCTTGATTGAATGAATTAGTGTTTGCATTTTGAGGAACGTCTAAAAGACCGTTAATTCTATTAACAATACCACTATCGCCATAGATTAAAGGATCAATGCGCGAGTCGAGCTTTGTCGCATCCTTTTGAGCGTCAATGCTCATTTGTGTTGATTGCTTCTGTGCTTCTGCTGACTTCTTTGCAGCGCTATTTGAAGCAACCCCGCCAATTATCGCACCACCGACTACCGCTGTAGCTACCCAAGACATATTAGTCTCCTTCAATCATTAAATTTTTGCAAAATTCCAAATATTCGTTGTGGTCTTTTGCGATGAAATGGTTTTCAATCTTTTCTATATCTGTCTCGCGTGTTCCGTGAATAGTCGTCCAGATGCAGTCCTCGTGAGCGTATGCAACTCGCTTAGTGCCAGCGGGTGAAACGATAGTAAAAGGCGCAGAAATACGCTTTATTCCTTCTTCTGTTGATACAGAGATTTCACCCTTAGAAAGTATGTTCAACTGGCTATATTTATGAATATGGCCTGTTAAAACAGTCCCCTTCTTGATGAAAATTTCTCTTGCATATACGCCTTCCGAGAAGTAATGCTTTACAGGTATTTCTTCCTGTGGCATTTCGCGCATCGCTGTCTCTAGCGCTTGTATTTTCTCGATTGAGGTTGCCTCAGCAATAACCAGAGAATCATCCATATTATTTAACCGCTGCTAAAAATTGCTGAATAGCTTGCTGTTTTTCTTGTGGAGGCTTTTGCATTTGCTGGATTCTTTCAATCATTTGCTGAGTCGCCATGCTTTTTTGCTCGGGAGGCATAGAATTGATTTGATCTACAATCTTCATCATTTCAGGAGGCATTTGCATACCAACTTGAGGCGCAGCACCGAGCAAACCGCCCATCATTGGCTGCTGTGGTTGAGCGCTTTGCATGTCTAATAGTCCGTTCATATTTATCACCCTAGTTGAATCCAAGTTGTACCGTTGTAATACCAAATTCCTACACCGCCAGTCCCGTTTGGCTTCCAGCTTGTACCGTCTGCATATCTCACATCACCGTCACGTGGCTTTGTTGGTGCTACATAGGATTTATCATAATGTCCCGCCGTTAAAGCCGTAAGTGCTGCTTGAACTTTTAGGAGTTCGCTGTAGATGTATCGCGGTAGTTCTGCCGCTTCTGTTGGTGCTTGATCGGGCGAATATTGAACAGCGTTTAGGTTTTTAGCTCTCATTACCAAGCCCCGCTAATTTCAACGTCAGCGTCATAAGAATCTAGCCTCCATTGATAACCCGTTCCTGTGATGATCCTGATTGCTATATAGCGACCAGACACGAAACAATCATTAGCTACCGTTGAGCCTATTGTGTGCGTCATCGTTGCGCCCCAAGTAGGATCGGCATAGGGATCATTTGACCAGCCCACTTGTATCTGTACTGTGTAGCCTGTACTGCCAACAATGCGAGGTCTAATGCCACGGACTAGCTTAATCTTATCGGGAGCGCCAAACGATAATCCTCTACGCTCTAAGTACGCATCAGGCAAAGCGCCATCCCACGAAGCCGAGGAATCAAGCATGAATAGTTTATTGTCGCTTGATGCCAGCATGACGCGAGCCGTTGACGGTACGAAGTCAGAACTGTTAAACAATGACAAGTCAGAGTCAAACGGCAATGAATCAGAATCGAATGTAGAGTTTAGCGAATTATCCACCGCGCCAAAGTTCGCATGGTTAAGGTTAGGAATATCGCGGAATGAGACTGTTTTGTCTTTGTAATTCCAGACCATTGCTTTATCGCAGACTGTCTGACCTACTGATGGATAGCAAATGAAAACCTCGTTGAAGAATGGGTTTTTAAATACAAAGCACTTGTCTGATGCTGTCGAGTCAATGTTGGCAAATAGATCGCGCCTAGTCTGTTTATCTAGTACGCTGGTTGCGGTTTGTCCGTCATGAACTACAACGTCTTGATTCGTGAGAACTACGTGAAAACCGTCAATTTCAGCAATGCAGTTCTTATTCAGCGAGCCAGATATGCCAAGAACTTTTGAGAACTTAAAGACATACTGCCCGCCCGTGTAATCCATGCGCCAAACGCTAGACTCTTTGTAGATCATGAACGAGTCACGAAGCTGCAACCCGTCAATGATCGGGTCTTGACCTTCTGCTAGATCAAACTCGCCAGCGTCTTTAGTTGCGTCTGTTTGATCCCATGAGGAAGGAACAGAGCCGGGGTCAGCAGGATGACTCCACTTCACCATGAATGGGTAGTTAGTCGTTGTCTTTGTGATGTTAAGCGCTACCAAAAAGTTTTTGTAAGCGCGTAATGATTTGCAGTAAGTGTTTGCAGGCCACGCAGGAAGATCGACAAAGTTATTTGCTAGATTCAAGTCCCAAGTCATCGGCACTTTGGAAGTATCACCAACGTTCACGATCGGGATGCCTGAGAGCATCGTGCTAGTCCACTGATTCACAACACCAGTGCGCGGAGTCGCGTGTGTAATGTCCGTGGTTACAGTAGAGCCGCCAGAGTTCGTCACCGCATAAGCGTTGGCTGCTGTCAGGTATATCCAATACCGAGCGCCTGAGATTTGAGCAGCCAATACGTGTTGAGGCGTGTTCGTTGGTGTGCCGTACACTTGACCATGCCCAAAGAACTGCACAGCGTTACCATCGAGGAAGCGAACGTTTTTAGCGTCAGACCATGCATTATTTGGCAACTCATGCGTCGAGAGGTCACGAATAACCCCGATTGCACCAACCTGATTTACGTTGATTAGCGGCATTTATTTCACCAGTTTTGCGCGAAGTGCTGAGATTTGAGCGTTGAGCGTTGCCAAGTAAGCAGAATCGCCCTCTACCAGTGGTCTAATGCGCTTGAGATCGAGTTGCGCGATTTCGGCAATGATCGGAGCGTTAATTGACTCTTTAGAAGGTGGAGCGTTCTTGCGTTCTTCGATCTCTGCGACTTCTTCTGGTGTGCAGTCGCGCTCTTTTTGCTTACCTGCTTTGGCATCCCAATAAGCTGTTTTATATGTCATGTTGTCACCTTAGTTTTGGATACCAAAGATTTTGATACTGCCTTGTGCAATAAAGTTTGATCCACCAGACCATAAAAATCTGATTCCTGATGCTGTATTTGCGGCAAAATAGACCGCGCCAGCATATAAAGATATCCATGCTGGCGTAGCATTTGTTTGATGCTCTGACTGAATAGTTACTGTTTTCAGACCACTAGATGAATTTACGTTTTTTACAATCAAAACAAAATTTACGCCTTTTCCCGCTGCCAAAATATTTGTTGAAATATTCACTTGAGCCGCAGTAGTAGAAAATGATAAACTATATGCCGTAGATGTTGCGTAATTTGATCCAGAATCAACAGTGCCTCCATTGGCAAGCCTAACCTGCAATACATCAGTTGTTCCGCTGTTTGAATTAAGGTTAGTGCCAATAATTAAATAAGAATCGTAAGAGCTTGAAAACGTGCTTAAGAAATCCACATTTGCCGCTGCTGTCGGAGTCAATACAGCCAAAGGCACTAAGCCAGTGGAAATATCACCAGAGCCGACAACAGAATTACCATTTACCGTTTTCGTTGTCGTCCAGCTTGCATCTGTGCCGTTAGTCGTCAGCAGTTTTCCGCTGTTGCCTAGCTGTGCAGGTAGAGCAGAAGAAAAAGCTGTGTTAGCGACAAACTCAGTCGTCGCATACTTGAGCGAACTATCGCCAAGCGTTGCCGTTACACCGTAAGTAGTCGCGGGGAATGTGTGCGTACCAGTCCAAGTTTGCCCAGAAATGAGGCCGCGATCAGTCACAGTATTGAGTTCTGTGTGCGTCTTTGTTACCGCGCCTGTAACGCTTGGGAAAGTCGTTTTCAGGCATGATTTAATCAAGCGTAAATGATCGTCTGCCGTGCTCTTTGCATCAGAGCCTAGCGGGTTAGTTATCACCAAATCGCTGATATAAGTACCAGTTTCTAAGCCCATTAGTAGCCTCTGTTTATGTTGTATGTGTTACTTCCAACAGGTATATCTGTGGATAATTTTGAGTTGCTATAAACTCGCGCTTCTGCGTCGTTTGCTTCTTGCAATGCCTGATTGAAAAATTGCTGACTTGTACTTAATAGCTCCATGTTACGCGTGTACTTTGCGACCTCCACAAGAGAGCCGAACAGATAAACATCTGGGTACTCATCAAGAATTGCGTTTGTCGTCGCCGTGTCTGAAAGGTTTAATTTTTTGATGTATCGAAACGTCAGCGGGTGCGCTATGTCTGCGGGATAATCAAAGGCCAAATTTGCGCCATCAATCGTGTAGTAATTAGGGACGGCAGTAACGTTTGATGTGACAGGCAATTCTGTAGGGGTTTTGTAGATAATCTCCCATCGAGGAAGATACGTTTCAAGCCACAGCGCAACAGGCTGCCCCATATCACTAGGATAGGCGACATACCTAGAGCTAGGAGTCATCGTCAAAGATGCGTCAACCTCCATTTTTGCCATAGACAAAAGGCGGTTTATCCTTGACTCAGCAAGGGCGATAAAGTCAGGAATCTTTGCAGACAAATCCGATCTGTGCGACCAATCTGCAATTGTTGTTTGTAACTCGCTGTAATTTGTAATCGTCATATCATCCCCACAAACAAAAAGCCTCCCCGAAGGGAGGCGCATCTAATCAATGATTAGTTGTTGTGGTAACGGCAGGCCAATTGTGGACGCAGCGTTTTATAACCATACAAAACATCCAAACGGCATGGGAATTTGTCGTTAGTGATGTCGTATTGACGAACGATACGCATAGAGATGCCATCCATTACTTCGCGACGAGCAAAGTCAACACCTTCTGGCAATACCAAGTCAGCAGTTGCAAAAGCAAACGCGCCTTTTTGGAACAACAAAGAAGTGCCGACCGCTGTTGATGCTGTACCGGCAAAAGTAACAGCAGCATTATCAGCAGGCGAACCGCTAACGTTCTGAGTCGCGCCACTTGTAACGATAGCTGGCGAGATTGGGAAGCTAGTTGTAGTAGCACCAGAGCCAACGACGAATTGCTGCAACACACCTGTGCTTACCTTTGTTTCAGGATGGACAGAATAAACACCTGCAATTGTAATAATATCGCCTTGTGATGGAGCAGTAGCACCAGTATCAACTGTCAGCGTTGCACCAGTTTGTGAAGCACCGTTAACCAAATAAGCGCCATTAGAGCCACCGCGAGTGTGAGAAGGCATTAGCGTGTTTTCGTTGAAGTCGAAGCCAGCAGCACGCCCCATGTAGCCCTCTTTGAACTGTTTAGCCAGAGATGCAGAGTCTTGGAACAATGTTTTCGTATCTTTGACCAAATCAGCCATAGAAGTAGAGTCCATCAATGCGGTACGATCACTAAAAGGTGCTAATGCACGATTCAGCAACACGCGACCGTCCAATGTTTTGTTGAAAGTAGCAGCAGAGCCGCCATTCCAAATAGATTGATAAACGTCTTTGTACATATTCAAAGCATCAGCTTCGATATTTGCAGCTAAGACAGACATTGCAGGCTCGATGATTCGTTTGCTGAAATCATCTAAGCTCATTGTCAAATCAACAGAAGTGAAATTCAAGTCAACACCTTTTTGTGTGCCGACCTGGAGTGTTACACTTGATTCTGTTGTGTCTTGCGCAGATAAAGTAGCGCCAGAACGAACAGTGTATTGATTTGGCAAGCGGATTTTCAGAGAGTCACCGATCTTAGCGCCTGTTTTAGCGTATGAGTCGTCGTAGTCTCGCGTGATGTTGCCGATAAAGTTTAATTTTTGATGCAATACGCGCAAAGATTCGCGTGTAATCATCGCTACGGTTAAGAGTGTATTTGCCATTTTTAAAGCTCCATAAATGAAAAAACCCGCATTTGCGGGTATTGGTTATCGATTACGTTTGATTTGGGATTCTCGCCACTTAACCCACTCGTCAGTGCTCATCTTGTCGGGGTCTTTTGCCGCGCCTCCACTCTTCGCAGTAATGCGAGTTGGTGGTGGTGTAGATGTGTCCTGCTTAGGTTTTGTGGTTCGGTCTTTAACTAGCTTGTCGAACTGATTGGCTTTATCAAATGCCTTAGCAATCGCTGGAATTTGCAATACCAAGTTTGGAATTGCTTGTTCTGGGATTCCTAATCCAATTGCATAGTCTTTCAATTCATTACTACGCTGCGGAGACCATCCTGATATTTCACGCGCCAGATAATCATTTGCTTGTTGGAGCTGCTTGGCAGTTGTCTGCTGCTGTTCCATAGCCTGCATCTGTTGCCTCTGATTCAGGTTATTTACTACTTCCGCTCTTTGCATTTGCAATTTGCGGATTTCTTCTTGTGCTTTCATCACAGCAACAGGATCACTGTCGATGTATTCGCTCAAGTCGATTTTTGCGTATTCATTCAAGCGCTCATCAATAGCTGTGACTTTCGCCACCTCTGCGATGTAAGCTTGTTGAAACTGTGCTTGCTGCTGTACTTGCTGCGCTTGCTGTTCTATGGCGCGTCGTTGCTCAGCTACTTCCTGAGTCTTGCGCGTGTAGTCAGCTTGCATCAGCCGCTCAGCCCTCAGCTTTTCTGCTGCCGATTTTGGAAGCGTGAACTTCTTACCGTCCACATCAATTTCATCTTCCTCCTCCTCAGCTTCCTGCTCTACATCATCTGAAGGAATATCAAGATCTTCATCTTGGCTTACTTGTTCATCCGAAGCAGGAATTTCTACGACTTCGGAATCCATTTCTGGTTGTTCCATATTTACCTCTATAAATGCAAAAACCCCGCACAAGGCGAGGTTCTTTGGTCGATAGACAATCGGCCTATCAGCGAACTACGTAATACTTATTGAGGCATGCCTTCTTGTGGCTGCCCTTGAATTGGTTGTTGAATAGGTTGCGGCTGTGCAGGCTGCTGCATTGGTTGCGGTATTGTCGGAGGCTGCTGTGGTGTCACATCAGGAGAAGATAGAACCTGCTGCAATGTCTGCATCACTAATGCTTGTACCTGTTCGGGCTGCATACCTGTACCAACCGCTTTCAATCGGTTGGTTTCTGCGTTGTATGCATCAATCTTTAGCTTGTCCGCTTCAATTGACTTGTCAGTTTTGAGCTTCTCTAACTCGCCTTGTAATTGACCTACGGCTTGTTGCGCTTGTTGCTGTGATTGCTGCAACTGCTGTTGCAACTGCTGAACTTGTGGGTTTTGCCCTTGCAACTGCGGAGGAAGCATTGCTTTTAAACGGTCGGCAATGTCATCAGCTTCAGGCCAATCCAGATTACGCGCCAACTTATCACCAATAAGCGTTGCAGCCTGTGGGAACGATTGAATAAATGAAAGCATTTGGCTTGCGGCTTCTTCGCGTTTAGTTGTGAAACTAGGCCCCGCCTCACATGTAACGTCATACTTTCCAGCCGTTAAATCGTAGAGCTTCGGAATCGTCTGCATCATTTCTTGCATTTCGTTTTCGTCAGGCTCAGGCATGTGCTCTTGATTGATCTTCACATTCTTATTTGTTCCGTTTTCATGCAATACACGGATAATGCGTGGCGTATCGTAAACCTTCGGAATTAAATCGCATAAGATGCGACCAGCATGACGAATGGCGCGTGACAAGTTGTCGATGTAGTTAAACGTTGAAATGTCGCCTTCGCGCTGACGAGCAAGAATTGCACGCCCGCTCGTCTCGTTACTTCTAGCGCCTAGAGAAGCGTCATAGATACCCATGATTGACTTCATGTCATCCGAGCTATTCGCAGCCTCTTGCAATGCACCAGCAGGAACACCCGCAAATGGTTGCCGCTGTGGAGGCATAGCACCGTTCACAGGGTCATATTCAATGTATGAGTGCGTTTGCGTGTTAGCTGATGCCCATTTAGCCGCATCTGTGTTGAACTGGCCTTTAGCGCCAATAAACGGAGCCTTGGGAGCAAGCGCAACCAATTCAGTTGCAGCCGTGCGCCAGTAGTTAAACATGCGCTGCGGGTCTTTAGCAAAGCGAATCAAGCTATTAAAATGGCGCTTGCCTTCCAAGATAATCTCGTCACCATATACAGGAACGATAGGAATGTACTTACCTTTCCACGGATTCGTTTCTAGAATCTCCACGCCATTCATGATGTATTGAGTGACCTTGTGCGTTCTTGTTTGGCGCTGATCGACAATTGATACACCTTGCACATCTAAAATGTCTTTGATAGCGTTGTATTGTTCCTCGAACATTACCTCACCAGTTGACAGCTTAAACAGCGTCGCAGGCACTTCATCACGCACCCAATACTCAGCCACGCGCACCATTTCATCTTCAAACCATGAAGGCAACTTATCTGTCGTATCAGCTTCAAACTGCACTACCTCAGCTTTAGGCCATTTCTTTTTGAAGTCTGCTTCGCGGTATAAGTCTGTAATAAAACAGTAATTCCAGTTGGCAGAATCAGCGCCAAAGTCAAAAGCATCAGAAACAACAGAGCACGGGTTCTCAATGCGCTCTATTCGCAAATCTTGGTCAAAAGCGTCGTCCGATGCGTAATCAGTAACGATGCGGAAATAACCGAAACCACCAGTAACCGAGTGATCTAAGGCCGTATCGTATGCAATGTCAGCGTTAGAAGTGTATTCAATATTGCGCGTCAAGCCATCAAGGATTTCCGCTACTTCCTTATCTGCGCCATCGCCTACAGGATGAAACTTAATAGACGGAGAGTTTTGACGCGCATCATTAGTCACCTGACGAATAAATGCAGGAAGCTTATTCAACGTCAAGCATGGGCGACCTTCTAACTCACGCTGTCTTTTCACGTTCTCAGGCCATTGCTGCCCCATACGTGCAAAGCGCATGTCATCAAGCCAGTTCTCTACGTTGTCAGCATTTGCTTCAATCGACAAATCGTAGAGCTTTAAAGCTCGTTCATGTATATCTTTAAGTTTCTTATCCATTAGCTCATCCAGCTACTTGTATATGCTTGAGGCTGCTTTTTCCTAGCTACCTGAATAGTCATAGATACTGCTGCATACCTAAATGCATCAGCGCCATGTGATGCCCAATCGTGCAAAGGCTTTGTGCTGTATTGCTGGGTATCTGGATCGACTTCATACCTGTAGTTTCTGAGGCATTGCAATCCATCCGAGCACTTATCAGAATCAAACCAGCAACTAGCAAAGAACGTCCTTGCAGCCTCAATACCGTCAGCAAGAGAGGTCTTTTGCGTTATCTGAACCCTAAACCCTGCCGCTTCCACCTGCTGCGCTATAGTTCTTTCACTTGCTAATAGTTCGTTCTGCGCGTCATGAGGAAGCCAGCACTCACCATATACATAAGGCTTTGACTGCAAATGCTTTAAATAATGGCTTAATGCGTGGCCTTGGTTCTCGTAGTAGTCAATCATCCGATACTCAAAGCCAATCTGTTGAGCAAACCAAATGGCCGTTTTATCTGCCCTGCCCAAATCCCAGAACGTTAGAACTGGCTTGCTTGCGTCATAAGGTATTCGAGTAAATCTATTTTCTTCTGTCGCAACCCGTATTTGATTGGCGTATATCGCACCATCAAGAGTCTGCTTACAGTTACCCTCCCACACCGTCAGATATGCATCAAAGTCTTTTGCCTTTAACGAGTCTTTTTCATCCCTTAGCACTGAAGGAAACCAAGGGTTATCAGACCAATTTATCTTTTTAACTGCACTATTTTGCGGAGGCGCTTTAACAAACCGCTGGTAAGTTTCGTCAGCTTCCAAGCTAGGGTTAAAGCTAATCCAAATCTCAGAGCCTTCTTTGCGTATTGTTGGGATCAATGTGTCCCATGATGACTTGCTTACTGTCTGAGCTTCTTCTACCCAGCAAATATCAGTACCTTCTACTGACTTGATGTTTGCAATGTTGTGCTTTAGGCCGTGAAACGTGAACTCTGTCCCGTTAATGCCCTTAATAACGTTTTGCTGCACTTCGTAGAACTCATCAAGCGCCAATGACTTTATCTGGTCACTTAACAGCTTATGCACAGATTGAGCAATTGAAGTTTGCATTTCACGCGCACATAGAACGCGAATAGGCTTACTTGCTCCAATAACTAACAGAGCCCTTGCAATACCCCAAGACTTAGCCCCACCGCGACCACCGTATAAAACCTTGTAGCGCTTAGACTCAAACAAGAATTGCAGAACTATTGGGAATTTCGCATCAATCAGCATTTGAAGGCGCTACAAAAGACACCGCAATGTTTGTCTCTACTAAGTGCTGCCCGTCATCACCTGCGCCATCTACTTGCACCAAATCAGGCAATGATTTCTTTAGCAGAATTTCTATTGCTTTGATCTGACTTGTTGATAACTCAAGGTCCCCAAGTGCATGATCTGTAAGGCGATTTATGAGCTGACTAGCTTGAATCTTTGACCTTACTTCGTCTTGATGATTTCTACGCAATCTTGTTGCCATACGTTTTCAGGGTTCGTTTCCGATTGTCCTGCCTACAGAATAAAAAAAGCCCCGAAGTATCGAGGCTAAACCCGCGAAGGAGAAACGCGGGGAGGGAGAAAGTTTTGGCTAATTGATCCGTTAAGAGCTTGCCACACTCAACTATAGTCGGCTAATAAAAAAGCCCCGCATCAGTTAAGATACGAGGCTTCTAAACAGTCGACTGAACTTTTGAGTGGAATCTTCAGTGCGAACGAATCAACACTATATATTTATCATCATAATAGTTCTAACACATCGCATCAAACACTATTTAGTCTTTACACTTGTCCGAACATGCGCCAGCTAAGTGTCCTGTATATGTCGCCTAACTTGGTGCAGAAAACACTCCTACTCATTCCTATTGATTGCGCCTTTGTCTTTTGTGGCTTTCGGTCAATGTACTCTAAAGATAATATGCGCTTGAAGTCTGGGTGCAATGTGTCTTCTATGATCTCGTTCAGCCGCTTAATATCCTCTGGTATCGTGTCAACCATCGTCTCAGTGCTTCTGCTTGTCTGTACTCGCTCTACTACAAATGAACACGTCCGAGGAAAGCCACGGTCAGGCAAAGGCTTATAGTAGTGCGCCCATACATTGAGCAAGTCTTTGATTCGGTCTAAGTTGCTTGTCTCTGTCATGCCGCCCCCTATATTTTTACAATAACGTTTATGCCTAACCAATCGCCAAGCTCACTTGCCATAAATGCTAATCTCCTAGAGCTAAGGTCTATTTCAGAAACACGAAATCCTGTTTTGTTTTCGTAGTCGATAACCAACTGGCTTATTTTGCTTTCAAGCTCTTTGCGCTCATCTTTTATTATTTTGTAGTTAGCTTCTTCGCTCATGCTTCCCCCTCTGGTAGTTCGTATTCGATTCGATCTGTTAGCCAGCGAACGAAATCTTCACTCCATTCATCAAGGTATGTTTGCTCCGGGTCTTCATAAGGATCGGTAGAATCGGCTGTTGTAGTAAAAAATTCTCCCTCGTCTGTCTTCAATAATCCAACTCGATACCAGCCCTTCTTTGGCTCTGGCTTGATGCGGTATGCTTCAACTTCACAATCAAAATTTAGTCTCGCAACATCTTTCCAATTTGGCTTATCATCGGTTCCGTAATTTCCTTGAATCGTCTTTCCATCTGCTACCGCTTGAATCAGTGGGAGCCATTCTTTTGCTTGCTCTTGGTTCATACGCTCACCATCTTTCCAGCAATAAAACACACCACTCCAACACCGCCAAAAATTATCACGACAGATAAAACAGGCGCAGCCATACCTTGAAGTTGAAATGTTTCTTGAAAAAAATCTGCCAGCCAGTTCAATGCTATTGAAGCCAGAAAAGCCATTCCAAAAAACATTGCAATTGAAAATGCCAAAATTCCGATAAGATTTAATGCTTCACTCATACACTCACCACTCCTTTCACATCAATCCGCTTCTTGTATAGCTCTGGTGTCATTGGCGTGAATGGCTTTACCCATCTTGGCTTATGCTCTGGATGT